TCCATGTAGTGTTTGCGGTACGGGTTTCACTACCGCACAGGGGCGAGCAGGACATGAATATAGATCGCATAGTCCTCTCTGGAAGGAAAAGGCCAAAGCGTTAGGGGTTTCCCAGAGAGGAAATTTGAGGGCATGTTTATCTCACACGGACGCCACCAAGAGAAAGATGTCCGAGATAGCAAAAAAGAGACAGTTAGGCGGTCAGTTTTGTGGGAGACATTTTTGGTACAAATCTATCTCCGGGGACCGCATTCACATGCACTCCTCTTTTGAGATCAAAGTTGCGGAATCTCTGGATGGCAATGGGGTTTCTTGGACCCGTCCCGAAGCATTGAGTTGGGTTGACAAGGAAAGGGAAACGCATCGTTATTATCCAGATTTTTTCCTTCCGCAATTCGATGTATATCTTGATCCCAAAAATGACTACCTAATCGCCACAGATATAGAGAAAATCAAGCGGGCATCCGTGCAGAATGAATGCATAGTTCTGATACTCAACAAGGATCAGCTTGAATGGTCAGAAATACACAAGATGATAAATTCACGGTCGTGTAGCTCAATTGGCTAGAGCACTCACCTTATAAGTGAGAGGTTCGGAGTTCGATGCTCCGCACGCCCACCATGGATGCGTAGCTCAAGTGGCAGAGCACCCGACTCTTAATCGGAAGGTTGAAGTTTCGAGCACTTCCGCATCCACCAATTATCGGGAGCGTAGCTCAAGAGGCCGAGCAGCAGTCTTTTAAACTGAAGGATGGGACTTCGAGCGTCCCCGCTCCCACCATTACGCAGCCATCGTCCAACGGATTAGGGCCTAGAGCTTCTAACTCTAAGATGAGCGTTCGATTCGCTCTGGCTGCTCCATCTCACACAGAAACGCCCCACTACTCGCGAGAGGAATGAGGCGCTCCTGTAGCTATATAGCTCGCGTAGAAAGAACGATGGCTCGAAGCCGGGTGCGAGTGAGAAAGAGTATACATGCCCCATTCGGCCATTGGCTAGGCCCTCTGTTTTTCAAGCAGAAGAAAAGAGTTCGATCCTCTTATGGGGTACCATTTGAATTGCGGTGGACGTAGGGTCCCACCTACCGAGGAGCGAAGGTAGGTGGCCTAAATGGTTCCACGCCCCTTGCTCAGCAATGACGGCCCACCGCATTTTTTGTCGATGTCTTTCAGTGGCAGGAAGTCTGTCTCTCTAACAGATAACGGGAGTTCGATTCTCCTCATCGACACCAAATCGGTCGCATAGCTCAGGTGGATAGAGCGATGGTTTCCTAAACCGTAGGCCGGACGTTCGAATCGTCCTGCGACCACCATTTTGCGCGTGTAGTGAAACGGATATAACACAGTCTTCCGAAGGCTGAGATCGCAGTTCAAGTCTGCGCACGCGCTCCATGCCGGGAACTTAAACGGGAAATCCTGCGGCGGATAACCGCACCCACCCGGCTCCAGTTTGGTCACGTAGCACAACGGCTAGTGCGCCTCCTTGTCAGGGAGTAATATGAGGGTTCAAATCCCTTCGTGACCGCCATATTTGCGACGGTGGTGTGAGTGGTCGAAACCGCTTCTCTTACAAAGAAGTATTACCGCAGGTTCGAATCCTGCCCGTCGCACCAATTTTAGCGGATTAGCTCATCGATGGTTTAGAGCGCACGCTTGATAAGCGTGAGGTGACTGGTTCAAGCCCAGTATCCGCTACCAATTTTTGAGGTAAGATACGACCATGCCTTTCTTTGAAGTCAGGATCGCAGGATCGCCTCCAGTCGAATATGGCGGTCCTGATGACCACAAATTTTATTGCCTAGAGGCAGATGAGGTTGCGTTCATTTGGGAAGCTAATGATCTGATTGAGGCAATGATGGCTATCCAGCCGAGAGTGGATTCTCTCAATGAGGCGCTGGGGGAGAGATATCCTGACTTTGCCGTGGACGTAGAAAATTGGGGATTCAAGATTGTGGGGGTATGCAAAACAGAGCTTATCTCTTTCGACGATGATTGGGTTCAGAATTATGTCGGGAAACGTGTTGTGGACAACGGCGATGAAGAATAAGCGAGGTTGGTATATGGGTTGTGCCCAGTCCTTCCAAGTCTGTGAAACGGGTTCGAGTCCCGTACCTCGCTCCAATAACTACATCAATGACTCTATGTAGGCAGTCTCTAGAAAAGCGAATCAATGCGATCCGAGAGGAGAATAAAATCTTCGCTCGGAGGGTTGCTAAGCGCCTGCTGAATGAGCGCACGTTTGGCGTCCAGCGTCCAGCTAAAGGTCTAGAGGGGTGGAGAGTCATAAAGAAGTTTTCAACAAGGGAAGAGGCCGAAAAGTACGCTCGCAGGATGAGGGTTCGATATTGGCTCGTCGAAGAAATTACTGAATAAAAAGCGCAGAATTATCTTGACAGGTTTTTATCCTGCGCTTAGAGTTATGAATGTCTTCCGTTGCACGGTAGTCCTTATCGATGAACCTTTCGAGGCGAGATGAGGGTAGCTACTTAGCAATGGTCAGTTGCAAGAGTTTACAAGTTTGGCTTACTGTTTAGCGTACATGTGCTGATTGGTTCAGCATTTCAATTGAAATGAAAAGAAGCGGGCTTCGAAACCCGCCTTGTCCCCGGAAGGGGTAGCTAAGCGACACAAGCCATTAAGTTTGAGTTGACTGGTCCGCATACATGCCTTGTACGCATTCCAAACGCGGCGGATCGACACCAACTCATCAAGTTTGGGTTTACTGTTTCAGCTTACATGTCACTTAGGAGACCGAGGTCGGGTGGTTCGAATCCCCCATCCTTCACCAATAACGCATCGACGAAGGATTAGCTCAGCGGTAGAGCGCGTAACCGGGAAACCGGAAAGCGGATACGACACAAACCCATTATTTTAGAAAGGATTGCCTTAATTTGTTAGCATACATGTCGCCCAATGGTAGGGCATCTGACTCTTAATCAGACGATTGTTGGTTCAATTCCAACCGTGCCTCGCAAGAGGTTGCTAACTAACACTAAGGCAGTAAGTTTGGCTAACTGAATGTAGATACATGTTTTGGGGAGCGATACCCCAACCCCCCGCCCAAGCGATTGGGAAGATTGTTTGGGCGGGGGTTCCGGTGACGGAAACACTAAAACTACCCTCGACACTAGCCAAAAACATCGACCGGGAGGGAACACAATGGCAAGCGGAGAGCGCTTTTATCTGCTGGAGTTGACGCATCGCCCAGCAGTTTATGGCGATCTTGGAAGCATCCTCAGAATTCAGGGACTTGTCATCGGTGGCGAAGGCGCTCAAGCGATCCTCATGCTTCCCGGCGAGTCTGTTTTCGACGGCAAGTGTGCGCCACCAGTTCACGAATTGAGCCTTGAAGAGTGGACAAACTTCCTTGCACAAACAGATAACCCCGAGATTCTAGTAATGCCGCAAAAGGCATTTCACCGTAAGGTGCGCTACGAAATCTCTGGCGCGGTTCAGCAAAAAATCTGGGTCGCGGACGGCCTGAAGTGCATGTATTGCAGCCGGATGATGGGCCATGAGGTCCAGTTGACGATGGATCATTTCATCCCTCTCGAAATGGGAGGTAAGAACGATACATCAAACTATATCTCGGCCTGTCGTCAGTGCAATAAGCGTAAGGGATCGATGCCTCCGGAAGACTGGTGCGCGTCGAGTGACAAAATACCTAGTTACGAGTTCTACGTGAACTACCTTGCAAACCGAAAACTACCATAACCCATCCATACCAGCGCACGGGAGGCGCAAACACATGGAGAACATTGCACTTACCAAGCAGCGTATTTTGAGCGAGCTTTCCAAGTCGCCCCACGGCAAGTTGTCCGAGTACCTTCCTATCGGCAAGCAGGCCATCACGCAGGAGTCGGAATTCTCGGCCCATCTTTTGGCATGGGATCGCACCCACGGCCAGATTCGTGACAGCAAGGTTGCGCTTCCAGTTGTGACCCTCGCGTTCGAGAAGGAGCCTGAGTTCCTCGACAACGCGTTCGCGCATCTTGCCCTTCTTGGGCCTCGTGAATTGCTGCGTGCGTACACCTTTGCACGTGAGGTTCGGCCTGCCGGACACATGCTGGCCTTCCGTCGCCTGATCGCGAACTATCTCGCCCTCAAGGAAGCGGATAGGGGTTGGGATCACATCGCCATTCAGCACCGCAAGACGCTGAAGGAGCTTTACGCCATCAGCCACGCCAGCCCCGGCAAGGATCGGACACACGCTGTCCTGTTCGGCTTCAAGGGAAGGGGTGCCGACAAGGTGACCTTGCCTTTACCGAAGGGTTCGGTGTTTGAGGCGGTAGCGAATCTCAGGAACATGAGTCCTACCGAGGCTGCGGGAACGATCATGAAGTACCACATCCCGTTCCTCATCGCCTCCGGAGCTTTGGGTGCCAAGGCGAAGGAGCCTGAGCTTGTACAGGCACTCATTGGGCACATGTCCGCAACAGAGCTTGTCACCAACACGAAGATGTTGGAGAAGCTCGGTGTGAAGACGAACCCGGCGCTCCGCGCTGTCTTCGAGCAGGCATTGGCGAAGGCGTCAACGTCGAAGAAGAACACGTTGAAGATGACGCAGGCTGTCGAAGCTGTGCAGGACGAGGCGTTGAAGGACAAGCTTCGTGCCGTTCAGAAGAAGCAGATTGCGGCGGCGGGCGGACCCGATGGCGACTGGTTGGTGCTTGTTGACCGAAGCCCCAGCATGGAAGCAAGCATCGAGTACGGCAAGCATGTGGCTGCGGCTTTGACCCAGTTCGTCAAGGGCAAGGTTTACCTCGTGTTCTTCGACAACACGCCAATGACGGTCGATGTTACCGGGCTGTCGCTCGATCAGGTGTTGGCGGCAACGCGGCACATCCGGACTGGATCAGCTACGTCCATCGGTGTCGGCTTGAACCGGATGCTCACGGAGAAGATTCAGATCGACGGCATCGCTATCGTGTCGGACGGAGAAGAGAACACTGCTCCCCGGTTCACAGATGTATACCAGAAGTATTCCAAGTTCGCGGACAAGGATGTTCCGGTGTACTTCTACCACTGCAAGGGTGGTGGCGACAATTTGACTCGCTCTTGCAACACAGCGGGAATCGAGATGCAGACCTTCGATCTTCGCGATGGCAAGACGGACTACTACAGCATCCCGAACCTCGTGCAGACGATGCGTTCGAACCAGTACAGCCTTGTAGACGAGATCATGGCCACGCCGTTGCTCTCGTTGAGTGAGGTTCTGAAGGATGCGGAACTGGTTGGTGTGTAATGAAGAATATCAACGGGAGGGTTAAGACCCCTAACGCATATATCAATCTCTCCAAAAGAAAGATTGAGGAAGGGAGAAAGGCTATGTTAGATCGATTCAAGAGCTTCAACACTGAAGTCGCGGACCTCGACGAGTTGGTGGCTATGGCTGCATTTGGCCGTAGCTTCCGGGCTGAGTACGAGTCGCTGAACGTCAGTGTTCCTGAGTTCGTCGATGACACGCTGCGCACCATCAAGCGGGAAATCGAGACTCGTGTGGCTGACCGTCGTCAGGCTCGTATTCGTGAACTCAAGGCACAGCGGGACAGTCTCAAGACCGCTGCCGAGAAGCGGGAAGCTATCGAGAAGGAACTTGCTTCTCTCGAAACTGTCGGTGTTTAACTTGGGAAGGGGTGGGAGAATATCTCGCCCCTTCTTTTTTTGTCCTAAAAGGGAAACTTTTTAGGGAGGTCTGGAATCAAAGTGGTAACAAGAACGAAAATTCCCACCGGGAGAAAATAAATGGAATCGATTATTAAGACGATTGACGCGGAGATCGCGAAGCTTCAGAAGGCACGAACAGTTCTAGCCGAATTACAAAATGGGGAGCATAAGCCGGGTAAACCGTCCGCCTCCAAGCTCCAGTTGGTCGCAAAGAAGCGTCACAGGATGAGCGCTGAGGGGAGAAAGCGGATTTCGGACGCCGCCAAGGCCCGTTGGAAGAAGCACAAGGCCGAGGCGAAGCAGTTGGCAAAAGCTGGTTGACACAGGCCCGGAAACTCGCTAACTTACATCTAGCGCG